CTCTCGCAGCCACAACATCATTGGTAGGTGGAATTTCACTTAATGCAACAACACCCATCATGCCGTCAATGGCTGGTGTATTTGTTAACGCAACGCTGAATAGTTCAACCACTTCACCTGCAGCATTGGTTCTGAATGTTGGTGAAATATAGCGATATTCTTTTTGGTGAATGTGATCACTTGCAGCTTGTGTCCAATCCACAGGTGTTGCAAATAGACCTTCGCCTTCGATGAACTCCATATTTTTAAACCAACCTGCGGCTATTACTTTTTGCCCATTGGTTGCTGCATGTAAGGATTGATGTTCATAATCAATCAAATAATCATCTTTGCGAGCTTGTGCTGCTGCAATGATTTTATCCGCTGCTTCTTTGGTGAGTTCCCATCCGTTAGGATTGCGACCATCTTTGGCATAAAATTTGCCTGCAGGGAAAATCTGAATACGACCACCTGTATCTTGCGATGCAAGTACAGTGGTCAATGCGACCAAACCTAAACTGGCTACTGCTATTGAACGTTTCATACTGTCCTCTCGATGTGTGAAATAAGGACAGTATCTAGTAGGGGAAAGGTTAAATAATGTTGCTGGGTTTCAGGATAATCATCACTATATTTTGAAATGTGAGTTTAACTATGATCTAAAACCTTGTTTAAAACCGTTTAAAATGCGTTTAAAAATGCCGATAATGATTTTCTGCACTCATTATGCATCTACAAAGCAAATAAGCGCACAATGGCGCTTAAATTTAAGATTGATTTTTTAAGTGTTCATCCACGTGATGATGAATTTCATCCCATTCTGAATCTGTGATCTTTAAAAATTCACGTGCAGGGATTTTAGAACCAGGATGATTAACTTTTTTCGCATATCGGCCACCAAAGCGCAGTGCTTTTTTATTTTTAGGTCTAATGATATGTGGGCGAGTTTTGCCACCAAAGTTATGAATGCCTGCATAAACCTTATTTGTACCTGCGCCTGCAATATCTGCTGTATTAAACTCGCTAAAAGATTCTTGTAACTTTCCTGATAAAGTTAGTGGCTTTCCTCCTCTTGCTACAGGCAACCAAGCAGGTCGTCCACCATGTATAAAATTATCTGTGATGCCATTCAAAATCACGATAGATAATTTCTTCATTAGTGGGCTACGATTTTTACACTGGTTGAGCAACTGCTCAATGCTTTGATTGTCTAATGGTACATTGATATCAATATCATCAATCATTTTCACTCCTTGACGATTGTCTAGTTTTTAATCATAATGAATACACCTTAAAGAGAAACACGGTGAATCTCCCTGCCGTAGGACTTACTAGGACGTTTTGCCTAGTATGATTCAGTGTAGATGTTGGGAGCTCTACCTCTTTAAGGTTTTTTTATGACTGTGTATTTCTTCAAATCACTCTTCAGTGTTTTTTCATCTATATAGTGAGATGACTCTAAAAATATCTCATCATTGGATGACACTTTCACCACTGAACGAATCCAATCACTCGCAGTTTGCTTAATGAAATAGTATCGATTTCTACCTTCCAAAATATAATCAGGCTGAGAAACAATGCCAGGCAACTGTGTATAAAACGCTGCATTGATCTTTGAATCACCCAAGCGACTATTAAACTGTTTCACAATTGTGTCATCACTGAGCCATACAGTTCGTTTGGGAATAGGCAGATTGTGTGTGATAACACCAGCTGAAAAATAAAGGTTATGTCGAGCCTTTCTTCTGATAGAGACCAATACATCATCTCTAAACTTCTGTTTACTATCTAAGCGAGCTTTTTTACGTTCACGTTTATATTCACGTTCTAAGCGCTGATACTGAAGATTGAATTCAGGACTTGCCATATCACGCTCACAAAACTGATTAGCCAGGACTGGATCATAATCATCTAAATCAGGGCGGTAGCCGTGGCGAGCGCTGTTATATTCAAAGCCTTTATCTGGTCTAACTTCTATACCATCACGCTCAACATAAGGATCTCCATCGTCATCGTGCTCAACCTTGGTTACTTCATCAATCTCAATGCCACGCTTTTTAATATAGTAATCACTGCGACTGATCACAATACAACGGCAGTTATAGCCTAATGGTGGGTAATAAGATTGCCAAAAAGGATCGTCAATGCGTTTAACTGTACCACTTAATGCTAAATGGCTTGGGCGTGTTGCAGCATCACCGACAGCCACCAATTCAAGATATGGAAAATCAATCGCATTATCCATTTGTGATTGATAGCGAGAAGCATGAAAAGCAGACGATGTATTGGTATTAAAGATCGTTTTTAAACGATAAGGTTTAATGACTTCACCACCATCAGGATTGAAGAATTCACCATTACTTAACCAACCGCGCTTTTGTGCTCTGATCTCTAAACGATCACGCCATGCTTCAAACGGCTCGCCTTGTCGCATGGATTCATCCATGCTTTTTTTCATATCAGATAAAAGCCCAAGATGATTGATGTTAGCAACAGTGAAAGCTTTAGCATGGGCGGATTCACCCAATTCTTTAAAATGACTCGCAGAGACCACTTGCTTATTGCTTAAATAATCAATTGCACGATCATTGGGCAGATTGAGTGCAAAGCCTAAATCAACACTGTTATTGCTCATTGCTAATAATTCCTGCGATGTCGGAAACTAATAAAGCCTGACCCATCGCTTCAGCAAATTTGTCAGCATTTAATCCTGGCATTAATTCATAAAGCTTGGCTTGTGCTTCTTCATAGCTATTTGTGGCTTTTAAAGCTTTAACAACATCTAATACAGTACCCTCATAACTCATTAAATAACGATCAGGCAATTGATCTACAGCAGTTGCTAGTTCATGCTCAACTGTCAAAGCTTTCTTAACAGCAGCGTCATCTGTTTGTTCAATGGCCTGAGATAATGAAACTGTTTGACAGCCACATTTTTGAGAATGAGTGTGCTGTTGAGAGAGTCCAACAAAACCACCTGTTTTACGCTTCAGTAATTCATCACCTTTTTGTGGTTTGCTGAATCCTGTTCTGTCGTAAAAATCATCTACAGTAATATCAGCAAAGTCTACAGCTTGGCTAATCACACCCACAATACTTGCCAAATCTTCGGCTTCTTTGGTATCAAATTCAAAATAAGGCAAACGACTTGGATCAACATCCGAAAAGTTAAAGTGCAACAATGGATAAATTAACTGTGCTGTTAATGTTTGCGCCAGCTGCTTAGCATCTGAAACCATCAAATCTCGACGAACTTCATTGTGAACATTACCGAGGGCTTGGCTACCTGTGTTATCAGCTTGAGCTGTTAATACTTGACCCACAATCACCTTAGATTGTGCTTTCTCACAGTAAGAAATCATGGCCATGTATGGATCATGTGAACCATCCGCTGCATTGTGCAACTCAATATCCATATTATCAGGCATGATACCTGCGGCATTGTGCCCCAAACTTGCCACAGCATTTAACAATGTACGACGTGCTTCTTTACTTGTACCTTCAGGATATTTACCCACTCGAACAGGCAAACCATAAATTTCTAAGAACTCAGCCAAATCTTGTACTGAATAATGTTTGAGTACAAATGTCCAAACTAATACACGGTATAAAGCTGCACGTGCTAACGAACCTGATTTGGTTCTATGTTTATGAATAATCCAATGATTCGGCCATAACTCTTCACCATCGACTTCGCCCTGGCGCAACAATTTTAATTCACCAGTTTTTCTATCCAGTTTGAAGCCTGATTGTGGCTGCCAAGTGATTTCCTTTGGCAAATACTCATTGTTAACTTGCTGCCATTCAATTGCGAGCGCAGAGAAACCATGCCCAATACCGTCCAAAGCATCGAACATTACATCTTCAAATTGAGTGAAATCTGTTAAAGCTGTATGCACCCATTCTGTGAGTTGTTTTTCTCGTGGCGTGGCATCGCGCGGGGCTTTCACTGTCCAATCCAATGTCAATACAGCGCTTTTCCGCTTTTGCATCTCAGAGAAGATGTGTGGATCTTGCTCTTCAATTTCATAGAAGAGCGCATGCATTGCACTGATATCACCTTCATCGGCTGACTTTAATAACTCAGCAATCTTGCGTGGTGAGATATTGCGAACATTACCGTCGTAATAGGTTGCAGCAACATCGATATCATCTGCTTGGGTTTTGCCCAAGTTAATGCTTTTTAAACTTTCTTTTAATGCAACATAAACACCGTTTAAACGCTGTTTTGCTGATTCTAAAATACCCATAAAAAACCCCAATTTTTGATATTGGGGTTAGGGTAAGACTTTTAACAACCTATTCAGAGGTGCAGGGTTTCAGTAGTTATTTGTAGTGTTTTATATCCCTTGCTTTAATGTCTGAATACCTATCTCTGGCTTATTTGATGGTTCAATAGACTGCTCATCTTCCAAAGTGTTATCTAAATTTAATTTATTCCATACTCTATAAAAGCCATTTGCTTCTTCTTGTGTCAAATTGATTATTTCATAAGATCCATCATAACGTTTAATTCTAATTCTTCCTGAGCGACTAAATCTCTCAAAAATATGCTTTACGACTAAAATGCCAAATTGTTGGGCAACACCAAATAATGAACCAATAGCAATAATTGCCAATACAATATTTAAACTACTCATAGTTTTTATCTCCGACTAAACCCATAATTGTCATCATCCATATCGATCTTGTAATTGCTAGATACGGCTGTAAATTCATATGACTGTGATCGACTGAGTGCAATACTCCAAAGCATTTGTAATGCATCTGGACCATCCACTAAACCATTGGGAAAATGTCTTAATTGATTCTCAAGCTCTTTGTGGGATGGATGAATCAAAATAAGACCATTAGCCATGTGTGGTTGAAGTGCTTCAATTCTCAAGATTTTATCTTGCGTTTGATGAATTGGCACAGCAGGAACAGGCACACCTTGTTTGGCTGAACGTCTAACCAATTCAGTTCTGACAAACTCTTGGAACAGTACGCTTTCAAAAGCCCAAGCTAGCGTTTTATTAATCTTTTGTTGTTCAATAACATCACTGATAATTTTATCAGGCACACGTCTTCTAATATCTGCCACAGTGACATAAAGCTTGCCAGTTTTAACATCCAATGCACCCACTAGATTTGAACTTGGACAGTTACTAGATTTTTTACCCATTGCAGGGTCAGTTGCACCAAAATAGAGTAGATTTGCTTTGTCAGGGAGCTGTGTCCAAAAATGAATACAATCACTAAAAGTAGCGCCTTTATCAACAGCATCATTCTGTGCTTCAGCATCAAAGGCAGAATGACCAATTCGGGCACGACGTTCCATCGTTTTATATAAATCACGACGTGACCAGCTCAAGATAGCACCTTCATGCATTTCTTCTTTGTGATCTAAATAGAATTGCAAAGCTTTCTTTCTATTTTCTTCTTTTAACTCGCTATCTAAAATCCCGTTAGGTTGTAAGGATTCCCATTCATCCCAAAGATGCAGATTGGCAGGCCATTCAACAATAGCCTTGAATATCTTAGATGACCAAAAAGCATTTTTAAGCTTTCTCATTAATACAGAATCATGATGCAATACTGTTCCTGCAAAAATGATATCAAACTTGCTACCCACTTCGCCTAAGCCTTCAACAGCACTATCCAAGTAGGCTTCAATTTTATCGCGTTGGTCAGGCTTTTTAACGTTCTCGTCATTTTCTAAGTCATCAATGAAAACTAATTCAGGACGATAAGCACCATGACGTAAACCACGTACGTTCTCACCACGACCCAATGATTGAACTTTGACATTGTTATTTGTGATGATTAGCCCTATACGCCAAGTAGTGCCTTTACCCACAACATTAGGAAAGTCACTGCGTAATCTTTTGTTGTATAAAAGCTCAGCTTTGGATAGTTCTAAGAACATTGATGCTTGTTCAAAACTATCAGAAATAATTACGTTGTAATGTTTATAGCCTGTGACAATAGTCCAAAGGTTAAAGATATGAGTGAGGTAAGTTGTTTTTGCATCACCACGTGGCGCAGCAACAGCTAAATTATGAGAATCTTCACTGAGAGTAATTTTAGGAATCTGATCCAAGAGCCACAAATGAACCTGAGCACGAGAATCATCGCGGATAATATGAGGAAAGTAGTTCTCTAAGAAGAATTTATATCCAGTCTCTTTATCCATGACTGAATTGATGCGTTCCTTTCGTTTTTCATCGCTGATATCAAAACCTTCAACTTCAGCTTCAATCATTTCTCGCAATGAATTGGCTAAGGCATCAATTTCTTTCAAAAACTCTTTACGATCATTTGTGCTTATACTCATTTCCCACCATACTTTTCTTGAATACGCATACCAAATTCTGTTAATAACTCAACGAAAACAGGTAATAGGTGCTTATGTTTATCTTGAATGAACTCACTAAATTCTTGGATAACTTCCATTGCCACAACGAGTTCAGATACTTCTGGTAATAGTTTTCTTGAAGAACTAGTTACTTTATGTAAGCTATCCGTTACGCTTGCAATGGCTTTGGCTGCGTCAATGGGAGATAGATCTTTATTGTCATTCAAGCGCTCAATAGTAGATTGAATCAATACCATTAATCCTGTAATGCCTGCGCGTGCTACATTTTCAACGCCACCACCAGCAATAAGGTTAGCATCCCTTAAACGATCCCAATCATCACCTTTGTCGCGTGCTTGCTTTGCCCAGCGTCTAACAGTCTGCACAGGAATGTCTGTGAATTGTGCAACTTGTTCAAATGACAAACATTCAAAGACATAAGCACTGCGAACCTTTTGACGATCTTCTGCTGTATATGCCACATTCACATCCCCAATTTTGTGCGAATCACCGTGATAACTGCAGCAACAATACCACCTGAAATCGCACCTGCTGTTGCACCTGATACTACGGCTTTACGTTCCACTTGTTCAAAACGCTGATCTAAACGATCCATCTTTTGGTTTAATTGCTTCAGCAAATCTAACGCTTCTTTATTTTCCTTTTCTGTGCTCATTTATCTGCCTTTTGGTCTAATTTGTCAGTAATTTTATCTATCTTCACAGATAGAATATTGAGGGAGTTTATGATTTGATCTTGTGTACGATTGAGATCAGCCTTTGGTAAATAATTGACTTTAATATCTGTAATCAACTTATTTGCCAGTTCCTTAAATTCATCAAAGGCTTTACGATCAGCATCAATGCGAGCATAAAGATGTTTAACAGTTAGCCCAAGCAGACCAGAAACCAAACCCATCGCAATGTTAAATGCCATTTCAATTGTCATGGTTCACCTCACAAACTAAATCCATCCATTCATTACGAAGGTAGGCTTCACGAATTTTTTGCTCACTATCAATCTTTGGATTAACCTTTTGATAGGGAGGATTGGCACACAGTGCAAGATTAGGACTCATCCACTTGACCTCGCTTGCGCATCCGCTCAAGAAGCTCAGCAATATCAGCACTAAAAGCTTCTTCTTTAATAATTTGATATTGTTTAACATTTTGTTGCATCCTTTCAAAACCTAGAATGAGGTCTTCACGCTCTTGTTTAACTTTGTTTAAATCTTGTTTTAAACGGTCATTACGGCGCATTACAAAGAAGATTAAACCGATTAGAATAAAAATGACGATGGGTAGTGCATTAGTCATGTAAGCTCTCCATAAATTTTTGAGACTGTTTTAATTTAAGTAGAGCCTCTCGAACTAAAGACTTATTGTAAAAATCATCTCTAGCCCAATGAAGAGTTAGCTTTGGAGTGAAGTCTCCATATTCAACCAATTGTTTATTTTCGAATTTGGCAATTAATTCTTCTGTTTTGACCTCTTCATATTGAAAGTAATATCCATCTGCAATCATGATGTTTCCATTAGGCATTAGATATAAAGCAACCTCTGAATCATCAATTAAATGAATCCAGTTATGATTATATAAATCCATTTGTTTAGTCATCTTGACCTCGCTTACGGTTAGCAAATCCTTTAGTAGCAGGCGTTGCGATTGCGATGCCTGATAATGCAATCACCATTGTGTCCAGCACATCGCTTTTCAAAAATAGCCCCAAAAAGAAGCCAATGATTAACGCAATAATGGCGATGACTTGAATGAAGTTTGTGGTGCTATATTCACCACGCTCATTGCTTAAAATTTCTTTTAATAACTTCATTGGCAGATCCTTTGCATGCGCGTATTGCGCTCTAATTTGTCCATCATGACATCCTTGGAATCTGTTTTAAGTGCGATCTCAGGTTGCCAGCCAATGCATTCATTTGGAATAGTTTCTTGCATTGGTGCGGTTGGTTTGCATGCAGCCACTAAAGTAATGACAAAGATTAATCCAATAGTTTTGACGATATTATTCATAATATTTAGCCTCCAACTCCCAATCTACATTTGAAAGCAAAAGCAAACGATTGCGCCAGCCTGTACCAAAAGACGAAAAGTTATTTAATGTTCCATAGAAATGCATACGAACAATACAAAAACGCAAGACAAGCTCTTTTTCTGTATATCTGCTGATACCATTTACTGTGTCTGCACCAATCTTTCCATCCTCAGCGACACCAATTGCACGCTGCAATAACTTGATTGCACGGGAATAACCACTATTGATGGAGCAGTCATATACATGGAAAGCAACATGATTTTTAATATGTTGCAGTATTGTGTTATCCCAATAATCAGAGTGATAAATTTCAATGGCCAATTCACGTGGTAAATCACGCATATCGCCTGTGTAGCCATGTTTACGTGCAACACGCTCAGTAATGCCATAATTGGTTGCACCACCAGGATCATTTGGATGATCAGAAAATCCTTGCTCAATGTGATCAATGATCCGATTGGTGTAGGATAAAAATTGAACTGTATGTTTCTTTTGTGGCATAAAAAAACCTCGTAATAATTGCTATTACGAGGTAGTCTAAAAAAGTTTTATAGGTTACAGCAGTTGATGGGCTTCAGGATTAAAGATTGCTTTATATGCTTGGTGTTCTTGTTGAAAAGTTGCTCGACTGATTGAACTTAATTTTTCACCATTTTGATCAAAAAACAGTATGCCTTTGTCATGAAATTCTATCCTATCCACTTGCATATAAATGGATCGGATTGCAGGCATAATGTGGCATATATCATTTAAGTAAACTCTAAATCCTTTATCCTGGCGTGTGACACATTTCATACTTTTCTCTCTCTAATTCAACCAATGATGCAATGGCTTCCATTAAATCAATCTGACAACAATTTTTTAGAGTTTCTTCTGTTTCATGTTCCTTTCCACAAACTTCACATTTCAATTCAGTCATAACTTAGCTCACATTAATATGAATTTCTCGATCTAATTTTCCTGCCTCATATGCGAGTTTAATCATATCTACAAACTCATTGTGCATTGCAGGAACGTCGGAACTACCACGATAATAGTTATGTAGTCTAATGACATGTGAATCCAATCCCATGCTGATTTGGCACACAGGATGTTCACTATCTTTTTCTTCAACATTAACAATTAAATCACTGTTATACATACTAGACTCCTAGAACAAACGATCTTGAACAACTTGAGCTAATTTCTTCTCAACTTTGTTGTTCTTAATGATGTAAAAAGCACTGCGATAAGTAATCCCAAACTGTGGGCACAGGGCAAATAGAGCTTGATCTTGAGTAGCCTTATGCTCAATCACATAATCATCCACAGCTTGAACAAATTGATCATTACGCAGCTTACGTAATGCATGATCGCAACGAGGTAAATACAAACGATCACCACGAAAATGCTCAATCAATTTAAATGCAGAAGCTTCACCAATCACATCCACCAAATAGTTAATCGCATTGCCACAATGTCTAACTTTAGGAATCAATAGCTGATTACCACCGTGTTTACGAACTAGTTTGATTGTGTCAACAATACCAATCACATCTAAAATGTTCTTGGCGGTTTCAGGCAGATAATCTTCATAATCTGCTAATTGATCGTAATCCATTACGCCTCCTTCTTTTTCTTTTGTCTATCTGCGTAAATCTGCAATGCAGCCACAACAGAATGACATTGTTCATACGTTAACCATTCGAGCTTATCCACGCCAAATTGACGCTTAGCAATCGCATGTGCATAGTTCCAAGGCAGGTTGTTATCTAACAACAATGCTTCGATTTTACTGATCATTGCGGTGAGTTCTTTTCTTGGTTTAGGCTTGCGTTGCTTTGTTTTGGATTTCATCACAAAGCCTTGCTTCACTAATTCATCAATCACTTGATCCAACTCTTTTAGGTTCAATTTTGCAGCACTGCTTTTGCCAGTCACACGAGTGAGAAGCGCACGATAAATATCATCCTCAAGATTCAATTGGCTTTGAGCGATCTTAATTTGTGCGATCTTCTTTTTGCGAATAATTTCAATTTCTGCTTGAGTTAGCTTTTTCATCATGCGCTCCTTGGTTACGCCTTCATAGTCTTAATGATTTCATGCTTATCATTCAAAAAAATAAGTTGATCATCAGTGATTTTCACACTATGAACTTCAGCAATTTCTTTATTGATTTTTTCAGTAATTATTTTTCTAGCTGTAGCTAGACCACTCTGTCTCATTCCATCTTTCAAGGCTGCAACAGATTCTTTGTAAATTTCTGTTCCTTTGCCAAACGAACCTCTAGGAATATGTTTTGGTATCTTTGACATGATTAAACTCCTGCTTCTTGTTCAAAGGGCGTTACTGCAAAGTCTTCAATGCCTGACTTGATTTTTATGCCAGGAATCGTTTTGGCATCATCAGGTTCATTGAGCATTGCTTCTTTGTTGAGTTCAACTTTGGTGCGTAAAAAGCGCTGGTATTCACTATCTTGCAACCACTCAATCACAGCATCCATACCTTTGACTGAGATGCTTGGTGGACGTTGACGCCATTCAACTTTGCCAGTTACTAAATTTGCACTTTTAACTTTGCCCGAATTGGTTAAATCATCACGATTAGCTTCACACCAGCTTTGAACGCCTTTTGTTAAAAGCTCTAATCGCACTTTATTGACTTCAAATTTAGGTGCATATTCATTAGTGATTTCTGCAATACGATCGTTCATTTCAGTTTCTAAACGCTCATTTTTACGACTGATATCACCAATCTCACGGATATCGTTTTGTACTTCATCTTTTGACTGTGGTACATACACAGTTGCTGCTGCTTTAATGCGCTTCTTAGCCATTGTTTTCTCCTGATCAATGAGTAGTTTGTTTTGAGTTTTTAGTAAATAAGTGAGGTGATTGCTGCATAACTCGCTCAGCATTTTTCTCTATCTCTTCATAGAACTCGATAGGCATAACTTGTGTAACAACCATCATATTTTCAATGGGCATTGTGGTTTTATTAATACCTAAAACATACATAATTCCAGATATACCGCCTAAAAAGCATTGCAATAACTCTTCTGCATGTTCTTTAGTTGGCTCTTCACCTAATATTTCATTAACAGCTTGAGCTAATTGCTCTTCAATACTTTTTTTCATAATTACTTATCCTTCTTGGTCAACAATGCGATATTGCAAGCAAATGCTTTAGTGTTCCAAAACTGCTTGATCAATTGGTCTGTGGCTTTTTCAGCCTTATCCAAATAGAACGTTTTGAGTTTTTCCAATGCTTCTTTGGTTTCTGAATAGAAGCAGTTAGCGAGGTCATGAGCTGTTGAAGTTTTCATAAATCACTCCTTAATTAGTGAATTAACATGGTTGAGAATTTTTGGATCATTTCTTCATTGATCTTGCATTTGTTGATTTTGGATAAGCGGATAGCTCCGCGTAATAACTTGTTCAGGCGGCGAGCATTTGCACCACAAGCCTTGAATAATGTCTCGTTAAATTCATCTGTGCCAAGCGTTGATGTTGCTAATGCATAAATGTCTTGTGCATCTAACTTGTCACCAAATTGATAGTGATAACCAACACGAGAATAGAGCTGTGCATGTTGCCCATGACTTCCTTTCAAATTCATCAAAAGGCGTGGCAAACCTGCCAATACCAATCCGACCTCAGCCTTGTCATGGATGCGTCGTAATGTTTCTAATGCTCGGTAAGGTAACAACTCAGCTTCATCGATCATGATCAAGCGTTTTGAAAATTTAAGCTTTGCAACAATTGCTTCACTCATTGTGTGTAATGAACCACGATCATCCACACCTAATTTTTGACACAACTCTTTCAATAAAACCTTGGCTGTATAACTTGGTGCGGTTTCAATTAAAATTACGTCTGTGTATCTGCGTGCATATTCTTTAAGAGTTTGTGTTTTGCCTAATCCAGCACCGCCAGTAATCAATAAAATGTCATACTCAACATGAACATAACGGATCATGTCCATTGCTTGTTTGGACTTAGGCGTTTCAACATAACCAAAGTTGCTTTTATCTAAGATCTTTTCACGAGTACGCTCAATCAGTTGTTTGATTTTGATCTCAAGCTTTGGTACATCACCAGCATAAACACCTTTTAAATACTGGTTAACTTGCGCAGGTGATACTTCTAATTGATCAGCCACTTGGCGTTGAGTGAGATTATGCTCATCCATGTGTGTTTTTAATAATTCAATCATGATTACTCCGCTTGTTTGAGTTGTTTTCTGTCAAATTCTTCTTTCTCACTTTCATAAAAGAAGATCGTATTTTTAGGTTGTTCAATGGCAACTGGAGGCTCATCAAATAGAGAAGCAAAGTTTGGATTCACATCAATCACAACGCCTGCATGTTCCGATTCGATCTCTGCAATTTTTGCTTGAGCTAAACGTAAACGGTTATTGCGACGGTCATCACGTAATTTGTCTACGTATGGAATTGGGAACGCTGCACGCTTGTTGCCATCAAATTTTGCGTCACAGATATATGTGCCATCCATGGCGCGAACAATTACACTTTCCGCGTTGTGAATATCAAAGCTCACACGTACTTCATCGCCGTCATAATCTGCTAAATCCATACTGAAATAGCTGTTACTGAAGAGAGAAACTAAACCTCTGTGTACAGTGCGAACCTTCTCAGGTCTGAATAGGTCGCGTAATTCGTTGTTATCTAAGAATGTAATTTCTGTCTCTGCTAACTGTTGTTGACGAGCTTCTGCAGGTGTCATACCCAATTCGCGATGAAAATGTTCATTGTTATATTCATTAATCGCTTGCTCACAAACATCCATAAATTGAGCCCAAGAAGGCAAGCCTTTCAATGCTTTTTCTTGTGCAGGCGTTAGCTCTTTACCTTTTGCTTCTGCATTAGTTGCGCTATTGAGTAGCACCAACATCTTGCGAACAGCTTCTTTATCTGCATCTTTAGTGAAGCAAGTCGGAAATTGACGTGCGATCTTATGAGCTAATGTTTTATTTAAACGTTCGATTACACCACGACCCTGAGGGTTGCCAGCAATACCTGTTTGATGATCTACACCTAAACGTGCAAACATACCAGTGATATCATCATCTAATAACTTTGCCGTTTGGCCCGCACCATTATCCGAATAGTAGATCAGTGGCAGGCCATGATTTTCCACACCATTTCTGAAAGCATCAGCAACCGCTAAAGTATTTTCAGCTAATGATATGGACCACCCTACGATATAACGGCTTGATGCATCAATGATCATTGTTAATTCAGGTGTAAATGCGCCGTTATTAAATGGGTGACGCACTTTAGCTTTGAGGCTTGTACCATCACCAACCCATACTGCATTTGCACCTAATACGCCCCAGTCGCGCTTCACATAAGGCAACATAGCTCTGCGCTCTGAACCTGTTACACGACCACGAGACACATCTAACTTAGACATTTTCTCTAATGCTCGACGTACTTTATGAATGCTTGGGTAATCAAGTTTGTTACGTTTACAGATTGCTTTAAACTCTGCGTAAGCTTCAGCAACACTGATACGATTTGGGCGCTGATATACTTTTAAGAAAGCACCTAACCAGGGTAATTCTTCAGGTTGCTTTTCAACACGCACTGCAGGTGATAATGCTTGTAGACGTTCTGCCGCTGTTTCACATTTAGCCGCATCTGCAATCCAACGCATGATGGTGCGCTCTGACACAATGCGAGTAGAGTTAGCGCGTGCATTTGCCGTGTAAACCAATTGCAGCAATGACTCATCTAGCGTTTTATTTTCAGCGCTTGAGATCAATGTGCGAATAGCTTTTTGACGTGTAGTTACTTGTTCCATTTTTGCAATGTGATGCAAGATTGCTAAACGCGCATCTGCGATCTCACGTTGCTTATCAGTCAAGTTATCGAGCTTTTGAGTTTCATGTAATACCAACTCATTCGAAGCTGTCGCAACTTCACGACGTGGT